AAATGTTGCTCCAGTTGGCTCAATTGTAAAGTCAAGTACGATGAATTCAGCAGTTTTAGCTGGCTGAATAAAGATCTGACCGATCAATTGATTTCTATCTACAACGTCTGCTGTGTTGTTTGTATCGTCCATTACTACTCGGTAAGCGTAAAGACCTTGTCTCTGTACTACTGATTCTAAGTAAGGGTTAACTGTTGCTAAGAATCTATTTCTTGTTGCAATTGTATTTTGTTCGAATACTAGGTTTCTAGCTTGATCTCCGATGAATTTTTTCAATTCGATCAACAATCTTCTTACATTTACACGATCAAGTGCAGATGCTTTAGTTTGAAGAGTCTTCTGACCGAATACTGAAATACCTTGACCTGGGAATGAAGCGATTGGATTAACTTTATTAGAGTAAAGAGTATCTCTTTGAGTTCTAGTTAATTTTCTTTCTGCTTGAATTACTCCTGTAATTCCTCCTCTTACAAGTCCTGCTGGTGCAAACCAAGGTGCTGAACTATTATCTGTGAAGGCGTATACTCCCGGGATTACAACTGAAGCTGGGATCCATTCGTTTCTTCCTGTAGCAGATTGAGTTTGTAGCCATGGCCAGTATGCAGCTGCATAAGAACTATTAAGTAGTCCTGATTGAGAAGTTACATTACTAACTGTAGACCCATAATCATTTAAGTCTACTACTGCAATACAGTCACCTCTAGTTTCTGCTAGAGAAATAATACTATCTAACTCAGTACTGTGGCCTGATAATTCATATATTAGACCTGGTGCAGAAATAATGTTAAATACATAATCATCTGTGTTTTCTAGTACAGATATAATATTAGAATAACATCCTGGTGTTAAACCTTGAGTGTCGTTAGTGTCTATATTCTTAAAGTACTTAGCTTGTCTGTTAGATGCAAATAAATCTCCGGCTGCTCCGTGAAATGATCCTGATTGAGCAATTGGTAAAGAAGCTGAGTAAGAAATGTTATCAGAGTCAACATTTACTGTTAAACCGTCTGTTCCTAAATAATCTAGAGTAGGAGTGTTAACAGCAGAAACTCTTACGTAATTTGATCTGTTTATGTATTCTCCGATTGTTTCTATATAAGCAGGGTTTTCTGAGGTGTTGATTTGTTTGTATTGGTTCCCTACTACTTTTTCAATATAGTTTTCTGAATTAGGATCTAGAGATAGGTTATTAAATGTCTCTAGGATTATTTTATTTTTAAGGCTGTCATTACCTTGACGAATGCTCAAAGTAAAAGTTCCTAATTTATTATTAATATTAGAAATTTCCCATCTTAGGTTATCGGCAGATCCTGATACTAATGAACTATCGCTATTTTGCACTCCTGCATCACTAGCTCCGGTAGAGTTATTGTAGATAGTACCTTTACCTAAAGTCTGAAGCAAGAAAGAGTTAGTAGTAGCAGTAGTTGTGTTAGTTCCACCTCCTAAAGTAAACTGAGGAGCAAAGTCTGCAACTGAACCTGTGCTAAAAGTTACTGTATTAAACGCAGTTCCGGCAGAAGCACCTCTTAAAGTTAGAGTATCTGTGCTGTTACTTGCAGAAACAATACTTTGTAACGCAGATGCATCGTTTATTTCATCTCTTAGATTTTCTGCTGTTTCAGTAGCAGAAGAACCAGTAGAGAAGAAGTAAACATATCCATCAGTATCATCAGCAGGAACAGGGTTAGCTGAAGCTATAAAACGATATGTAGTACCGTCATATTCAATTCTTGCTTCTAAACCATCTGTAAAAGCTGCTGCAAGCTGAACTGAACCGGAAGCAAATGATGCTCCTGTAGTTGTAGTTGTATTTGTAATATTAGTTGCAGTAGCTCTTGAAAAAGAACCTGTCACAACTCTAGAAACAAGTACAGAATTACCTCCTTGTTGGAAATAGTTCTTAACCGCTACTGAAGTTAAAAATTCATAAGATGTAGAACCTGAAGCAAAAGTTGTACCAAATTTTCTTACATAATCATTATATGAAGTAACTAAAGTAGGTACTTCTACTGGGCCTTTTACTGCTGGTCCGATAATTGCTGCTCCTGCTGCTATAGGGGCTGGTTGGATAAATGAAATATCATTTTCTCTTGTGAATACACCTGGAGAGATAATTGTTTCTGCCATGTTTGATGAAGTTTATTAAAATGTCTTTTATAAATATCTGCTTATTTTGTAAACCAGTCCTGTTAATTACAGGTAGTTATCTGTATATAAATAGGAAGGGAAGGTGCAAAACCTTCCCTTGATTTAGATGTAAAATTATTTTAATTTATTCTACCGTTGGTACAACTTCTTTTTCTGTTTTTACTTGTAAAGGAATGAATTCTCCATTTTGAATATCAATAGACCCTTTACCGTATTTTTCTTCTAGGTCTTTTACTAACTTAGTTTCCATTTCTTGGGTTTCAGTTAGATAATTTTCAACATTGACTTTACGATTTTTAAGATCAATTTTAGCTAGAGCAAGCTGACCTAGTTCAGTCTTAACTGCTTGCATTCTTTTTTGAATATCGTCAATTAGTTGTAACTCTTCTTGTAATAACTTTTGGTTTTCCATTTTTAAAATAAATTAATCGATTAATGTGTACATTTATAAATATAAGAACTATTTCTTTTTAATCCAACTTTGAATTAATAATTTTAAGTTCTGGGAAGGGTATAATGTAGGGTATTCCTAAATGTTTAGTCTTCTCTATTATCATATCTGCAAAATTCCATGCAAATACTACGATTACATCTGGTTTAAATTTTACTAAATGCTCTGGAGGGAATATTGGTATTTTTCCATTTGCAGTCCACTTATTATATCTTTCTGGCGATTCGTCTATAATATACTGTATTAACGATTGATCTAAATCTAGTACGCTAGTTACAACATTTGCTCTACCGGATGCTCCGTACCCAGCTATTTTTAAATTTTTATTATCTTTTAGGTACGTCTTAAGGTTATTTAAAGCGGTAGAAATATGTTCTGAGAAGTTGTTTAGGTTTAGGTAGGGTTCTTCAGCTTTTAGCTGCTCTAATACCTTTTGATTATTTTTTCCTTTTCCTACTATAACTCTAATTGAGCCGGAATGGATTGGAATTCGTTCAAAATCTAAAATAGTTAATCCATGAGGTTTAAATAAATTCTGCAGGCTGGTTAAGGTGTAGTAAAACAAATGCTCGTGATACATAAAATCAAATTGGAATTTGTCTACTAGATAACCAGATACTGTACTTCAAAAATAAATTTACCATTTAGTACTAGTGCTGCTTTTACTCCCTTTATCACACCTTGTATATCTTCTATGTGTGCAAAAGAGTTACTAGATAAAATGTAATCAAAATGGTTAGATAGTCCACTTCTATTAACGAAATCATAATTGAAGAAATCATCTATTATTAAAAGATCTTTTGCCTGTCCTAATTTAACTATATTTGAAGCTGGGTCTACTCCTAAAACGGTTATACCTTTTTGTTTTAACGCATATAGTAACGGACCATCATTACACCCAAACTCCAAAATTACTTTACTTTTATCTATACCTTCTTTATCAACAAGCCAATTAGCATAATCATCAAAATGCTTTTGCATCCCTACAGAAGAAATATACCTATAATCTTTAAATAACTCTTCCGGATCTATAAGGTAGTTAGTTTGTATAAGTTTACATTCCTTACACATTATAATTTTTAATGGGTACTTCTCTACTCTTCCAGGGTCTGTTGGGAAACTCCCGGCTAGTGGTACTCTACCAAAATCATATACTTGATTAAACTCGGAGCTGTTGCAGCTTGCACATTTTGTTCTCTTGTGATTACACATAGTTTATAGTAGCAAAATTAGCATTATTGTATATTTCTGTAAGATCTACATACTCGTTATTATATGTATATCCTATAGTTTCTATTTCAGGTAGATCTATTATAGCATTTTTATGTACTTCTACTTTTGTATTATTAATATTTAAAACTAAAGAATCAACTTTATTTTCATATAACATTAGTCTAGGAATAAATGAATTAGTGTCTATTCTTTTAAAGGTGTTGTTGTTTTGAAAAAATATTTTAAATTCTGGATGGTTACTTTCGTCAAATATATTAGGAAAAGTGAAAGAAATTTGATCAACCATTTGTTCTTTTAAAACAAATAAATTAAAGATAGAAGTTAAATGTCCCCAATACTGTTCAGCATCTCTAAATTTACCTCCTTCTATAAACAGATGTGTATCGCACATATAGTCCTGTTTATCGATTAAAGGTAGTAGTCTTTTTAGATTTTTCTTTGTTAATATATTTAACATAAAACTAGGATATCTATATCCGTCTTCATTATCTTCATCTTTTACTTTAGAAGTAACAAAGTCTGCTGGTTCTTTTAATTCATGGAGTACAATATCAGTTAATAGAGCGTCATAATTTAAAAACGTATAGTGGGTATAATCTAAAGGTACAGCAAATCTACTTACATTTAGTATTTGATTTAAAGCAGTCCACCCATAATCAGGCATAATATTCTGCATTTTAACCTTACTCCCATTAACAGTTTTGTATTGCCAGTAAACCATTCCTCTGTCTGGATATGAAATTAGAGGGTTACTTTTATCGTATATACAATACTCAACCATGTCTTGAATCTCATAAGATACAGGAATATGCGATACTATTAATATATCGTATCCTTCCTGTTTAAGTATGTCGATATTTTTTTTAAGTAACTCTTCTTTCTCAGGAGTATTACAGTGACATAGAATGGCTATTAGGTTATTTGTCATAACAAGCTATAAAGGGAGTTGTATCTTTTAGTTTATTGTATTTTTGAATATCTTCATATTCTATATAATTAGTATTTGGGCTATTACTTTTAAACCAGTCACCATTATTAGTTAGAAGCTGATTGATGATATCTTTTTGTGAACTATATAATTTAAGAACTTGTTTTTTCATATCCAAGATATTTTTAGTTAATTTATTATCTGATTTACCAAATACGTAGAATATGTCATTGTCACATATTACTTTATCTATATATTCCTTTATATAATTAAAGACTGATAAATGCTGTGGATGGCCGTATTCTCCTATAGGATTATGAGTAACTATCTTTTTCCAATCTCTACTAAGTAGTGTAGACTCCAAATTATAGAATTGGAAAGGTTGTTCATATAATGTATCCTCATAATCTAACATCTCCCAAGAACCTACTTTTAGTTCTTTCATTACTTTTTCAAATTCCTTGCTTCTTACTTTATTTGATTTATTAGTAAGACAGATTACTTTGTATTCAGGACCATATTTAATTAATTCTTCTCCTCCAAATACTGTTTCATCATCTGGATGAGCTACAATCATTAATTTATTAATTTGATAGTCGTCGTATGCTTTTTGTAAAATCTCTACATTTTTTTTATTAACAGAAGGATCAGGACCATGAATAAAGAAAGGTTCAAATTCATATTCATCATACATTACATCAAATCCTTGATTTAAATAATAATCAGATACTCTTCTTTCTTCTTTTTTGCTATAAAAATTATTCCAGGTAACCGGTAAATAAGCGTTTTTATTTTCTGCCCATAGTATAGTGTTAGCAACTCTTTCTTCTGAAAATGCGTTATCGTCTACGTATATACTAAGGTTTGTTTCATTTAGTTCTTTATTCCATTCTAAACATTTTTCAAAGAATGCTTTACTTCTTTGATCATAAAAATAAAAACCTGTAGCTATAATTCTTTTATTAGGATTTCTTTTTATCTTTTTAAGATCACAAAGCTCGGTTCCATAAGAACCAGTTAATTTGATGTTGCCGTGTTTTTTCCATTGTCCAATATCTTTATGATAATATCTCATGAAAAGAGGATAATCCTGTAGTAAAGAAACATATTTTAAAGATTTATCTATATGCTCGGTTACAAATGCATCTCCATCTAGCCAAGCGTACTTATCGTACCCTTCTTTTAATGATTCTATACTTGCAATATATTTAGCAAAATAAATAGAAAAATCTTTATAGAATAAGTCTGGTTCTCCGGTAGGTTTAGTAATAGTTTTAGGACGGTAGTCTATTCTTTTATTAACTACATTTGGTAAATCAATAGTAGAATCACAATTAAACCCATACACTATCAGTTTATATTTTGAGTATTTAAGTAAGCTCTTTGCTAGTACCTCTATCATTGATAGGTACTTCTCATCTCCTCCTGTAATCCAAACGAAGTTCTCTGATTGTTTTTTGTTTAGAATTCCTTTTACACTATTAAATACCTGATCTACTGTTATAGATTTTTGGCATATATGCTGTAGTTTAGTACCTTGATTTATAGGACACCAGTCCCAATCTCCTCCATCAAATACAAACTCTTTTTTAATCCAACAATTATTACATACAGAGTTATTCTCTATTTTAGTTAGATTTTGAGTAAATTCATACCCTAGAGGTATAAAGTTATTAATCATTACAGTATGTTTGCCTAATGCCCAGTTCATCCAAGAAAGTCCTGATCCTAGTCCTATAAACAACTCTGCATGATATAAGTAATTCCAAGTCTCTTCCCAACCTAATTTCTTTTTATCAATAATATTAGGTCCTTCAAATCCTTCATAAGAGAGGTTTACTATTTTATAACCTTCCTGATGTAATCTCTTTGCTAGAGTTTTCCAGGAAGCATGTGGCCACTCTTTCAGCCCAGAAGTAGATCTAGGGCCAATACAAATATACTTTTGTTTTATAGGTCTTTCTTTAGGATTAAAAGTAAGTCCGTAATTTACTTCTTTATAAGGTAATCCTAAAATATCTGTTGCTGCCTGAATTAAAGGAATAGTATTGGCCTGTATTGGATTCTTATTTCCGTTATCCCATTTACCATCAGTTTTAAACCAACCTAATTTATAATGTGCATAAGCCGGGTATGGAGTATCAGGCTTAATAAACGTAATATCTTTATATGGTTCTAATCCTTCAAACCATTCATTATGGAAAGTAGAAACCGTAACATCGCATTTATATTTATTTTTAAATTCTATTGCCTGTGGCATCCAAGCTACTGTGTCTCCAACTGATTTAGAATCAAAAGATAATTTTATTCTTTTACCTTCAGGATTGAATGTATGAACTATTTTTCCATCTATTTTTATAATCCAAGGAATAAAATACTCTTTACTACATTTAGTCCACATATTATTACTAATAGTAGCTGAATGTACGGTTTGATTATTTCTAGAATCAATAAACTCTACAAAATAGTTTTTTTTAATATCTCCTTTTACTTCTACTTTAGGACCGTATTCAAAAGATATTTCTATTTTATTTTCTGGTAAATTATTGTAAAATTCAATCAAATGGTTTCCTGCAATCTGTGCTGCATTATTCCAGGTAAA